ATCTCCACGTTGACTGGATATCGGTCAAGCCATCTAAGGAGGTGTGCAATATCGATACCTCCTCGAAATTCGTCGATAACAACGTTTTTCTGACCACGGTATCCACACCAGAACTTGGTTCTCGGGTCTTTAGGATATGCATCGGTGGATGCTTCTTCCCATGCTCTTTGAGACTTTCCTGTCCCAGTAGGACCATGGAATACGTTGCATGTTCTAACAATTCCAACCGGTTTTGCAAAATCTGACTGGATAGTTCTGATAGTCCTATAATTTTGTATACGGATATTTGCCGGGATTGACATGATATCCCCTTTGGTAGCTGACTCCCAAATGGCGTCCCACTCGACTCGGTTGTTTCGCTGGAAAGGCTTGACACCGTACTCGAACTGGGACTCTCCGACTCTAGTATCTTCTTTCCATACGTAGTCTGACGCAGCATCGGACTTTGTGAGCTCGGCATGGACTCCTGGGAACATTCTTTGAAGAGTTCGTTGTGATGCTTTCTTGCTGAACGCAACGATGACTTGCCAATGTAAGAATCCCCCTTCTCCAAGTTCTTTCTGACCCTTGATCCAGACAAGTCCTGGTAGTAGGGTCGGCTCGTTGGGGTAGGTGTTACAGGAGATTGTAAGGATCCAAAATATTCCTTGTCTTCTGTTCGCCATGACATCTTGATATTTAGTAGTTTCTTAAGGAAGAAAATAAACTTCATTTATATAAACAACTTCGGATAAAATAGGCGCATAAATAGACTTTAACCGGCCCGGGTGGATAATCTATTTTTCCATTTATCCATTTATCCATTTATCCGCACGAGGAGCACGCGCGCCGCCCCGGTCGGGGGGTTCATCCCCCCAGGCTCGGGGGCAGTCGGCAGCGGCGTGTGCGACGTACTATACATCTGTCTAGCAATCGCGACATTCTTATAGTAATATTATTCGAGTGGGACCCCCCAAAGGGAGGGCCTCGAATGCGGTTATATTGTGGTGTCAGTAAACTCTTTATAGGTTCCCTTTTATCTTAAAATAAAACGAGAACCTTAGTATTACTTACTGACACGGTTCTCTAATTCTCATTGGTTCTCAAAAAAAAATATATTCGTCAAACGTTTATTAAACATTCAAAGTTAAGGCATCTACTGCTCCAGTGTCCTCGTTAATTTGCTGTTGATTTGCCGCAGTTGCCGACCCAGCTAAATTGATTGCCGCCAATGCAACTCCTAATCTGCCGGCGTTTCCACTGACCGAGCTACACGTATACTCATTCACCGTAACTAGTCCCACACGGGTTTCTGCATACGTTGGTACATTTGCCCCCGCGGTTCTGTCAATAACAACTTGACCTAGCCAAACTGGCATCACAAAGACGGTTAGCCCAGGCATGAATCGACTGCCTTCAATGACATCGGTCGATACAGCGTCGTTCTTAAATAGTTTGTTAACTCGAAAGGTAGCGTTAACAACTTGGTGTGATGCTGCTGCCAGTTGTATCTTTACGACCTTGAGGATCTTCCATTGTTTGTGGAAGGAGCTATTTCGTAAAGGTGTTTCATAGGGAAAGTTTCTGCTTGTTGATCCTGAATTACCTATAACGACTCCTGGACCAGGGAAGGTGGTCGCAGCGAAGGAGTGGCCCATTTGAAGGGCGGCGTTAATCCACGCCTGCCCTGGGGTGGTAGTTCCATGAACGCGGGGTGTAAGGTAGTAGACCCAGCCTGTCTGGTCTGCATCCGTAAATGAAGCAAAAGTTGTTTTCATCGTGAGGGTTTTGACCACAAAACGGTCTGTTAGGGGGGTTATCACGGAGGGGAGGATAGCGGATCCAGTATTTGTTAAATATGGATTCAATTGTTGGATCGCTGTGAAGTTTTGCAGGGTGCTGTAAGCTGTTCCTGAAGAGGTCCGGTACTGATCGACGGTCCCCATAGCAAACGCATCGTTAACTGCTTGACGTCCAGCTACGTCAAATAAGGTGACGGAATGTGTTTGCGTATAGTTCCACTGACCCACGTCATGTTTTGGAACTTTACGTTTTAACACAACCGTAAATTTAACACTGCGAGTTCCGTCTGTAGTTGTATGGGAGATGTCCTGTTTGTTTCTACCAAGTCCAAAGCGTTGAACATTCTTGTTGATTCTAGCTAACGCTTTGCTAGACATCTTTGTTGTTTTAGCTCGCTTTTTAGGCTTGTAGTTTGAGTTCCCTCGTTTACGTTTAAGTGGAACAGGGGGCATGTTTTCTTTTGATTTGGTAAAAGTTTTAGAAAGTGCGTAAGCTTTTCTAGCACCTTTTAAGTTCCCAGTTATATACCCTAACGTTGTTGCGCTTAAGTCTTGTAAAAAAGGCATAAAAAAGATAAGTTCAAGTTAGGAGGATTTTATTAAAATGCAACTACAACTAATCTTCTTATTAACGCAGCTAGTGTTTCTGGATCAAGCTCAGGGTACCACAATTCGGGTGGAAGGTTCGACGTAATCCAAATTGTTTCTGCCAACAGACACACGCTAGACCCTTTAATCTCCACGTTGACTGGATATCGGTCAAGCCATCTAAGGAGGTGTGCAATATCGATACCTCCTCGA